ACCACGAAATATTATCTTTCTTGATGTTGATGGTGTATTGAATCATCAAATTTTCTATGAAGAACGTTATGCTGAAATGATGAAACATAATAACATACCATTATATAAGGTAGTGAAGAAACACCTAAAAAAACTTGTTAAGAAAAAAGAGATTGGAAGATTACCTTATTATAAGAGTCAGATGTGCCCTGTGAGAATGCAATGGCTTAATGAATTGTGTGAAGCCACTGATTCCGCAGTTGTACTCAGCGCAAGTATGCGTGGTAGGTGGGATGTCCTGACACTTAATAAGATATTTAATTATTGTGGTGCTACCTTTACCATTATCGGTAAAACAGGTCATTGCATTGACCGTGTTAGGGGTGTCGAAATTCATAATTGGCTTAAAGATAATTGCATGCAGTGGTTCGGAGTTAATTATTATGACTTCTACCGCTATGTGATTCTGGATGACGACAGCGACATGTTGCTGAATCAACAAAACCATTTCTTCCATTGTGATGCCTATGCTGGTTTAACACCTAATATATGTTATAAAATAAGAAGATTTTTTACACACGAAACGTTTTAATAATGACAGACATTGAAGTAATTGAGAAGGTACTTAAATCAAATAAACCATCAGACCTATTCAACGGTGAATGGAAAACCACTTATCGTAGTTATAGCAGATTAATTCATCCTGATTCATGTCGCCAACCAAATGCGAGTGATGCGATGGCAAAAATGAATTATTATAAAGATTTATTGGAAAACGGTGTTCAATATACCGATGAAGCAGGAGATTTTCGTGTGTTCGAAAAGAAAATTGTGTATCATGTTACTGATGACAATCGTAAACTATTACAGAAGTCTGTCAGCAATTATAAGCTATTGAAGCAAAAAACTGACAAAGCGTCAGTTGGTTTCCATAGATATCTGCCAAAAAGTATGTTGCTTGAAAATGACGCACTTACAATTAATTTGAATGACCGTAGTGTTCCACTCACTGGACAGAAATTACCACAAATTCATGTTAACTGGTTGTTTAGCAGAATGTTCGAGGTTTCGTTGTGGTTTAGGAATATCGGCTACTCTCACATGGGTATGAACCCCACCACAGTCTTCGTAGTGCCTGAAACTCACGGCATTATACTGACTTCTTTCTATCATATGAGTCATTTAGACAAGAAAGCCAAGACAATATCTGCACGGTATAAAATGTGGTATCCAACCAACCTTTTCATGAAAAAGATTGCGACACAGGACATCGATTTGGAACTCTGCAAAAAAATTGCACTATATTTGTTAGGAGATAGGAGTGCAGCAGGTACTAAACTGAAGCGAGAGCCAGAGGTTCATCAGGAAATTTTAACCTTCCTGTTAACCAAGCATCAAAACGAGGTGGAGGACTATAAACAGTATAGAGAATTGCTGTCAAAAAATTTCGAGAAAAAATTTTATCCGTTAGATTTGTAAGCATGATAAAACCAAAGAGAGTATTATGTAAACGTTCATTGATTATTGGTGATGATTATTGGTGGGACACGAACGTAGAGCCAGCAGTTAAGGTTGAACGTGATAACAGGATGTTGGTTGCTGGTGATTGGTATGATGTGGTTTATAATGAAAACGATAATGATGAAACATTTAGCATAATAGATAATCAAGGACATATACACTTACACTATATGTATGGTGAGGAAAATGATGACAACTATAATTTACCCCGAACATATGTTAAATGGTTTTATACGCCTAAAGAATTGGAAAAGAGGAAATTAAGAAAAAAGAGTGAAATAATTGTAACAAATTAAAATAATTTTCGTATAATTGTACTCTTGATGTAAAAATTAAATAAACATTTATTAATTAAAAATTTGAATTATGGGAATTAAAAGTGATGAAGATGTCAAATCTTTCGAAGAAATGGCAAAGGAAATGGACGCAGCACCTGAGACGGTTGCTGAGACCACGGAAACAGTAGCCGAAACTACTGAAGAGGTAACTGAAGAAGTTACTGATAATGTTGACCCCGAAACACCTGCGGAATAATGGGTTATTCAGGTTGGTCGGCTGACGCATATACCAATCTTACTTCAAGTAAGGGTTATGCAAGTAAAAGTGCTGATGATATCTTCTCACGAAGTATGAGCAGCGACATGACTCCATTTAATCTTGGAATCAGGGAATCACGTGACAGTGATGAACATCCCGAATCATTAGCAGTAATGGTTTTCCTTGATGAAACTGGAAGCATGGGTAGAATCCCCGAAGCTATCGTGAAAGACAAACTCGGTGCGCTTATGAATACCATTATTGACAATGGTGTTCCAGACCCTCAAATATTTTTTGGTGCAATTGGTGACCATATCAGTGATTCATCACCTCTTCAGGTAGGTCAATTCGAGTCAGGAACGGAAGAACTTGACAAGTGGTTGACGCAAATCTTCCTCGAAGGTTATGGTGGTGGTCAGTGTATGGAATCATATCTTCTTGCATGGCTTGTTGCTGGTCGTCATACCAGTATTGACTGCTTTGAGAAGCGTAACGAAAAAGGATTCCTCTTTACAATTGGTGATGAAATGAGTTGGGATAACCTCAGTCATAAAACCCTGAAAGACCTTTTGGGTTATGCACAGGGTGAAGACCTGACTGACGTTCAGTTGCTTGAAGAAGCACAAAGACTTTATAATGTGTATCATATACATATCAATGAAGCCAGTTACAGAGACGACCCACGTGTTTTGGGTTACTGGAAGAAAATGCTTGGTGAAAGATTTATCGTATTGGAAGACTATAATGCGGTTTGTGAAACCATTGCAACTCTGATTGCTGTTCAACATGGTGTGGATATGGTAGACGTTACCAAGAAGTTCGACCCAAAAATTGCTGGACTCGTTACCACAGCACTGGCAACGGTTGTTACTGGTTCGATTGTGTCAGCAAGTGATGATGGTGTTATTAAGTTGTAAGATGAACTGTATATAATTAAAAAGGGAACTGATGAAAATTAGTTCCCTTTTTTTGTAACAAATCGAAATAATTTTCGTATAATTGCAATATGAAAGGTACTGTAGAAATTATATTGGGAACACTCTTTGGTGATGAAGGTAAAGGTGCTTTCGTTAATTATAGGTGTTCTGTTGCTAAGAGACCAATGGTTGTAAGATTCAATGGTGGTCATCAAGTCGGACACACTGTTGTAGTTGGCGATAAAAGACATGTGTTCTCGAACTTTGGTTCAGGAACACTTCAAGGCACACCGACATTCTGGTCAAAGTTCTGCACCGTAAGTCCAACAGGTGTAATGAAAGAAGGAAAAATATTGCGTAAAATGGGTGTTAAACCCGTTATATATTATGATGCCAACGCAATGGTCACTACGCCATTCGATATATTACAAAACCGCAATCTCGAAAACGCATTGAATCACGGAAGTGTTGGAGTTGGTTTTGGACAAACTATTCAGAGAAATGAAGACAAGTACCATTTGTATATGCGTGACCTTTTGTATCCTGAAATTAGGGATGCTAAACTCAAGAATATTATCAACAAATATTACAGATTTAATTTCGACCCTGCAAAATCACAACAGAATAAAGCTACGAGAGAACTCTATGATGCATTTATTTATGCCTGTGATGATTTGGTTAATCGTTATGAAATACTTCATAATGGTCTTGCAGGACTCTATGATAATAATTTTATTTTCGAAGGCGGTCAGGGAATCATGCTTGATATGGACTACGGTTTCTTTCCGAATGTAACACGTAGTAATACCACGGCAAAGAATGCCTTGGAAATCATAAAGGAAATTGAAAAAGGAATCTCACATAAATTGGATATCAAAACATATTACATGACCAGAGCATATCAATGTCGTCATGGTAATGGACATATGACTAACGAAGACCTTGATACATCCTATATCATTGATAACCCCAATGAAACAAATGTTGAGGGTGATTTTCAGGGCACATTCAGAAAATCTGTATTGGATTTGGATTTGTTGCAATACGCAATTAATTGCGACAAGTATGAGAATCCCAAGTCAAAAAGAACGCTGGTGGTTACATGTCTTGACCAAGTACCTGCAAGGATTCCCTTGACAAGAAATGGTGAGTTGATTGAGACTGAGTGGAAAAATATTGCAACATATTGTGACCCACTTCTGAAAACAATGGGAACATGGAGCGATGAAGGATTTAAAATAAATTAATATGTATTGTACAGAAGACGAACTACAAGAAATTCATGACAATTATGGTACACCTAATAGTGTGTTGTTGAAAGAAGTACGTGCTGCTGGTTTCAAACCAATTGGTATTACTGTTGTGATGTGTGAAGAAACATTTATTTTTAAAGGCGAACCAGAATCCAAACAAGCTGCTGAACAATTTCTGCCAGAAGGTTGGTGGTATGGATTTGGTGCATGGGAAGATACCCGTCTGGAATATACTAAAAAATTCTATGGTGGCATCGAAGAAAATGCACCAACCATTTATTGGCTTGATAAAAATTTTGCACCAAAAAATTCTGAAACATGAGATTCTTAATTCAAAAAATAGATAAACAAATACGTCATGATTTCAGTTTTACCCTACTGGAAAGCATCAGATATATGAATTGGTCAAGTATTAATGATGATGCTGATGTCGTGGTAAAGTATTTGGATTATATTGATTTTGAGAACGAAAACTGGAACTGGATATTTAAACCATTTCACCAACATTACATACCTATTGGTAGTGTGGAATTTGTGACGGCATGGTTCAAACAGTTTCATGACCATAAACCATTACCAGTTAATGTGCCAGAAGAATTGTTTGGTTACGTTGAACGTGGTATTTTTAACGGTCCTCATTACGACTTGGACGACCTAATTGGTAAGAGATTTGTTAAATCAAATGACCAAATTAAAGGTTTTCAACTTATTATTGATAATACATATCCGTTGGCTGAAGGCAATTATCAATTCTCGGAACTCATTGAGATTGACAGTGAATGGCGTGCCTTTGTTTTTAAGGGTGAACTTGTGGGACTTCAGAATTATAGTGGTAATTTCAAGATGTTCCCCAACGTGTCACATATCGAAATGATGATTAAAGATTATAAGTCAGCACCAATTGCATACACATTAGATGTGGGAGTGTTTAATTATTGTGATACATTTGTTATTGAAGTTCATGATTTTTTTTCCTGCGGACTCTATGGGTTCTCAGACCACAGAATATTACCTTTTATGCATAGTAGATGGCATTACGAATACTTAAATAAATTAAAAAATGGAAAATAAACACGAAAGCCTTCCAAAACTCTATAAAAAAACGAGTACTGGAAAGATTCAAGAATGGGACGTTAGAGTATCTGTTGATATTTTTAACGCAGAAGTAATAATTATAAACAATTACGGTCAGGTTGGTGGAAAGATTCAAGAAAGTCGAGAACAAGTTCTTGAAGGTAAGAATATTGGTAAAGCCAATGAAACAACTACAATTGAACAAGCAGAACTTCAAGCCAAAGGTAGGTGGGAGAAGCAACTCAAAAAGGGTTATGTTGATAACATCGAAGACGCTGAAGCAGGAAAAACTGATGACTTGATTGAAGGTGGTGTGTTTCCGATTCTCGCACATAAGTTTGCGGAGCAAGGACACAAGATTAAATACCCAGCACTGGCACAACCCAAGTTAGATGGTCACAGGTGTACGAGTCAAAATGATGGTGGGTGTGTCACGCTTTGGAGTAGAACCAGAAAGCCAATTAAAAGTATTCCACATGTTGTGGCAACTCTTGAAGCATGTTATCTTGCTGACCGTTTTGATGGTGAACTTTATAACCATGATTATCGAGATAATTTTGAAGACCTGACCTCATTGATTCGCCAAGACGAACCCAAGGAAGGTCATGAGGTGGTTCAGTATCACGTATATGATATTCCTGACGAGAACCTCACCAACCGAGAAAGGTATGAGATTCTTGAGAGTCTGCGTCCGTTATTCGAGAACACACCCAT